TCATAGGTTTTAATTAATCTATGGGCTGTCTTGACTTTGCAGCTTGAGCACTTGAATGGATGAATATCTAAATTCATTTCCATTCCTTCCCACAAGCTAGGCATCTATGCTTTTGACTAGGTCGAAAGAAAATGGCTGGGCCGAAATAAATATGACGATTAAATCGGCATTTGATTGATTGGATTACTTTTTGAATACCCATTTGCCATCCGAATCAATCTTCATCCATTTAGCCGGACATTGGGCATCTCGATCGCGAGCTGAGCAGACCCAACCTCGATATTCGTTGCCATCCTTAACGCCAGTCTTTAAGACCATAGCGCCGTGATTACAGATAGGCACTTCATCGGCTATCTCAGCACCCAGCGTTTCGATTAGGTGCTCGATGTTATGGACTATGGGTGCTGGGTCGTTTGGTCGTTGCTCTTTAACAAATGATCCGAGCGACTTTGAAGTTGTCTCAATAGGCTTAAAATGGCTTTGGTTTCCTGCGGGTTTTGCGAAGTATCCAGCCAGATTGAGAGCTCGACCGAGAGCGCCCGTTTCCGCAAGTTCAAGCGCGTATTGTTTAGATTTCTGCTCAGATGATAAGCCAGTCGTCCAAGCATTTGCATCAAGCTCAGTACGATATAACTCGACCTTAACGATATAAACATCGCAATCTTTGACAAGGGATTCCTCCAGTACGTGACTTTTAACGCGAAAGTCGGGATATTTCGCGACGAATTCTTTGTATCTATCCCAGATACCTACATAATCTTTAAGGAAGTCGGACATCTAATTTCTCCTGTTCTGCAGTCTGTTTCAATGCATCTTGTAGTTGCTCTTTCAATGAATAAAATGTCCCATCAGGCCAGTTTTGAATATCAGCTGCGCACTCTAAGCAATAGAATCGAGTGACTCCTTTGCGTTTGGGATGTTCGCTAACTATCTTCCAATATGCTGGCTTACGGGCTAATGGATGCAACTCCCCACTTCTTGATAAATGGGCGTATCGCATCTTGCAATAGTCGCAATATTGGTTCATATTGCTATTCCTCAAAAGAGCCAAAGTCGCTCCAATCGGTAAATCGCGTTCTAGCCAAGATAGCGGCATATCCAATGAGATCGAGATACGAATCCTCCCGCATTGGGCTTTCCACCATTCGGCTGAGTTTCGTCGCGATAAACACCAATGCCAGCTCAGATGGGTCTCGCAGCTGAACACCGAGAGCGCGACATAATTTGTAAATGCGTAATAGGTTGTCCCTCGGATCACCATATTCGAATCCGCGGTCATTAAGAGTGTTGAGGGCTTCTTCAATCCATTCATTAAGCCCTCGATCTGATAACTCGGCCATCAGCCAGCCCTCTCTCATAGCCCTTTTGGAAAGCCTCAGCTTCTTTGTTTTCAGCTCTAATCATTGCCCACCAGACAATTGCTGTTGGAATGGCAATCATTAAGAAAAGCAACTGGTTATCTGACATCAGCGCTCACCCCATAAGTGTCAAGGAAATATGCTGATATTTCGGCTTTTGATAAACGGCCTCTAGTGTCTTTGCGGCCTAGTTTTGATACTGCGTAGCGCCGGATCATAGTTCCAGCGACAAAGTGAGTTCCATCTGTCCAAGCTTGCGCTCGGGTATCAAATGAAATTACCTTCGGTTTTTCTATCATTTGCTCCCTGTTCTCTAATCCGAAAATCGAATTAGGGAATCAGCCTAAGGGATTAAATGGATTTATCGCAATTGGCGCTGCGGTGTGTCGTCAAATAAATCGATATGCTCATCGATGGTTCGATGGATATCTTCCACCTCGTAAATCAGATAAGTAATAAGCGAGATTCCTGAATGTGTAGGAAGCCGACTGGCTTCTCGACCTTTTGGCTATTGGCGAAGTCGGTCTTGGTAGGAAGTACCTTTAAAACCCATTCAGGCTCGTTTAGAGCGCCTAAATCAAACTCATAGACTCCCTGTGGGGTGGCGTTGATATAAAGCGTCCTAGAGCCCGTTCTAGCCCTTATATCGGCCAAGTATTCCCACTTGTGCTTCTCAATCATAAGCCGGTCGTAATGGGTTCTCCGGCATTTCATTTCGATGAAGGCGTTATGGGTTACCCCATCGCATCGGTCGGTCGCCGATAGTGGCGTTAAGTCCGGATATTCGGCCTTTAGCGCCTCAAAGAGTTCGACTTCCCGGAAGTAGGTCAGTTGTCTTACTCGCCGTCTTCCCAGCCGATTTTCCTAATCGGATCGCTGGCATCGATGACCCAGTCCGGCCAAGAGCTGCGATCCATAGCAAAAGCAAGAGCTGTGCCTTCATCCATTCCGGCATTGCGACAAGACTTGTAAATCTCTTGACAGGCTATTGCCCAGTAATCAAGTTTAGTTGGAGGCTCTTTAGGGCTTATACGACGCCGTTTTACCGGCTTCTTTGCCTTCTTAGCGACGCGTTTTCTTTGCGCTGGCATTTACGACCCTTTCCCTTAGAGCTGTCTCAAGGGTGGATTCTAACTTATCGAGTCGAGAAATCAGCGGAAGGTTCTCAAGCTTTATTATGTATCTAAGTCCAGCGATTAGTAGGCCAATTGATCCGAGGACGGATGCAATAAAGCCAGCGACTTCCGTTGGCATTAACGGACTTTGCCGTAACGCTCGTACTTAGGATTAAGCCAGTTGATTATGCTGGGAATTGTAGCTACGGCAGCGGCATTGACAATCGCTTCGATGTCCAAGCCCACCGCTAGGTAAGTCGCTAGGGCTGCTGCTATAAAGGTCTTTAGCCAGCTTGCTCCGGCCTTTTTCAAATCGTTTAGCATTTTGCTTTTCTCCTTCTAGGTCAAACCAAGAATCGTCTTTGTCTCCCAGAGTAGTGAAGCTGATGTGAAAGTGAGATCGATGGGGATTAGCCCCTCGATACTTACGCCATCTCCAGTTCATTATACCGGAGGCTATCCGACCATCGTAAATTAAATATTTAATGCGCTTATCCCCGCGCTTAGCTAGTTTCCGCAGCTTCTCGACTACCGCAAAAGCTTCTTCTTTGTGAGCGCCTAAATCGGCATCTATATCCAGTCCTCGGACAATTCCTCCGCTGTCTGGTATATGGTCAGAATTGCCCTTAGCAATATGCCGAGCGTCAGCAATCCAGCCGTCAGAGCTCCGATCGCGATTAGGATAATCGTCATCAATCTGCTCCCTTAGCTGTTGTCCGGCTTTGCATAATTTCGCCATAAGCTCCCGATTATATGACTAGAGAGGAACAATCTTGAGGGATTGTGCCTAGAGGCCGAGTGCCTTTAGGTCATCCTCATCAAGTCCAAGTGCTTCAAGTTTGGCAACAGTTGTTTCGCGTTTTATTTTTGCTGTCGCTTCTTCCTCTGCCCATTTAGTTTTTACAATTTCTTGTGCAGCAATAAAATCTTCTTTTGATACGGGCTCACAATCTATCCATTCAATGTCCTCAAACTTATCGCCATAAACTACCCAGCCACCTTTAGGCAATAAATCACTCAATGCTTCTACTGTCAATCTATGATTGTCTTTCACTATCATTATGCACCTATTTCTAACAAGGTAATTGTGGACATCATACTATTTTGCTGAACACCACCTGCCGGAGAACCACCGCTTGCCCTCGCGAATTGGGTTTTGTATGTTGTAGAACTGGTGGTTGCTGGGCTATCTAGATAATTTGTGCCAACTGTTCCCGGATAATTGGCAATGGCTGTATTAGTAAAACCAATGTTTGTTCCAAAATCAGAGATGTTAGTTGCGCCCCTTAATAATCTAAAATTTAAGGCATTAGCCGCTGTATTGGAATCTTTATAAACGCCGTTTTGAGCAACTAAAACTAAAACCTTTGAATTGGTTGATGACGGAGTTATGGAAGCAGTCAAACCGGTATCAGCAAATGAATCAGATGATGTTGTGACTGTTGTGGAATAGGTTGCTTGAACTACCTGAAGCACTTTTCCACCACCAGCAGGGGCTTGCCATTCTAGTCCGGTGCTTGTGGAACTGTTCGCTACGAGTGTGTAGCCGTTTGTGCCTACTGTGAGCTTTGCGAAGGTATCAGCACCAGTACCGACGATGAGATCGCCTTTAGCATCGTAAGCCGTTGCAACTGTGTTAGTTACGACTGGAATCGGGCCAGTACCGGAAGCGACTGAGATACCCGTTCCAGCTTGAACCTCGGTAATATCTCCGACATTGGGAGTTACCCAGCTGTAATCTAAATCAGTATTTGACGCCTTCGATAATACTTGTCCAGTCGTTCCGCCTTTAAGATCGACGAAACTCGCATCGACTCCATTACCCAAAGTCCGGATAGCAGCTGCGCCATCCTTGACTAAATCCGTATCAGCTGGTGTTGTCCAGCCGAAATTACTTGTTGTTGGCATTTATGCTCCTTTAGGCGACGATTGTAGCGTCAATCCATTCCAATGTGTTAGACAGGGTATTCCAAGCCTCGGTAGCCGGGACGATGTTCCAGCGGAAGGCTTGTAATGAGAAGGCGACCGGGGAAACATTCATCGATAGGTCAAGACGCCCGAGAGAAGCTGTCCAAGTCCATCCTTCGACAAAGCCTTGAAATTCGCCATTTACCATATTGCCCGGAAGGTTTGTAATATTCACCGGCATACCCATAAAGACATTTAGAAGGCTATCCCGATCTGAATTATCGATTTCCGTTGATCCGACAGGGAAGGAAATTTGACGCAACTGGAATTGCGGATAAGCCCGTAGGTCGAGATAGAACAGCGCTTGATCCTCAGCATCAGTCTGATTCTTAAGGGTAGTCGAAATTGTGGTCGCTAATTGGCCGTAAAGGGCAATAGAGGCTGCATCTTCCTCGGTGTGGGTGGAATTGCCGGACGAGGTGTAAGCGATGGTTATAGCGTTTCTGACATCACCAGCTCGCTTGATAATAGCCAGCCCCGGGCCGAAGGCGTGATTGCCATCTAAATCAACATACCCATTGGCGGCTAAATATTGGCTTCGATGGGTTGAGTCCGCGTAACCTATTCGACCTTGAGCATCTTCATATAGATACCCAAGTCCGGAAGTAGCCAATCGAGCTGCAATGTTATAGGCGGTGTCATTGAGGTTGCTTTGAGAATCAAGCTCATAATCTCCGGGTCGGTCTATTTCCCCTAAGCCGGTGTTTTCTGCATCCTGCCATTGAGTTGTCGGCGCATAGGTATTCCATTGCGTCGCAGCTGGGACTTCATTCCATCGATCAAACAGGATGCCTTCTAAGACGGCATATATCTGATCTCCATCTTGGTCGCTTGCTAAATTGCCCTCAAATACAGCCCTACTCAATCGAGCTAACGCGCCTACTGCGATTATGTTGATTCTTTGACTTGTAGCCGTTGAACCGGATGTCTGGACTTGGACAGTTAAATCGGTTATGAACCCGCCAAAGAGATTGACAAATGTTCCGCTGGAGTTCTTGACTTCAACTGTAACCGAATCATTGATGTCATAATCGACTGCTGTTTCATTAGTCTCAATGAGCGTCAAATTGCAATAACCGGCAATGGGCTGAGAATAAATATCTATGCGACCAGAGGTAATTGTTAAACCGCTAAGTGTTGCTGAGGTCTTTGTTGATCCATTGACCTTTACTCGGTACTCAGGATTCCAAAGGGTCATAGGACTAGCTGACTTCCGCCTCCGCCAGTTCTGGCTTGAGTCTGATTCATCGCATTTACGACCGCTCTAGTAAAGCCTTCCTCATCGATGGCGCTTGGAGCTTGAACGACAATTGTCACTCCGGATTCAGCTGCTCGAACGCGAGCGACATCAAAGTTAGAGGGGATTCCGGGCATATTAATAACATCTCCGGATTCAAAAGCTCTAAATCCAGCGACAGTTCCCGTACGGGTAGGCATCCAATCAATTACTGCTTCGGCAACCTTTTCCGCAACCTTTTCGGCAGTCTTAGCGACCGAAGTAGCTACTGATGTACCACCGCCACTAGTAGCCGCCGATGATCCGCTAGAGGTCGAACCTCCGGTAGAACCACCGACACTTGGGCTAGGTACTGTGACAGTACCGCCACCGCCGGGAAGAGTAATACTTCCACCGCCTCCGGTAGAGCTACCGAGACTTGGCTTTGAAATTGTAGGCACATTGGGAAGCAATGGGATTCGATTGTAAGCTTCAATAATCTTGTTAATGGCATCTATCGCGCCACTTACTAGACCTTTAATTGCATTTACGACTGTGCCGATAATGTTGATGATTCCGGCAACAGCTTTGCCGACATTTGTAATTGCTCCGATGAGAGCGCCTTCAAATATAGGGACTAGGTAGGTCTTAGTAAAAAACCACAAATCTTCTAAAGCTTCTCGGTTATTATTGAACGCAGTAACAATTGGATCGATAGCCGCTGCCTTAGCCTTTTGTAGCATTGGAATCAAAGTATTAACAATGTAATCCATAAACTTTTGAACTATCGGTAATAGTGCAGCCCCGACTGATTCTTTAGCCTCATCGAAGCCGACCTTTAGTCTGGCTATTTGACCTTCGAGAGTATTTGCTTGGACTGTTGCAGCTCCGCCGAAAGTCTTTGCCAATTGCTGCATTGTGCCGTCAAGACCGAGAGTCTTTATTTCGGCTGTACTCATACCGATTCCAAGTCGGGCTAGAGCTGTGGTATTGCCTTCATAAGCCTTCCCAAGTGCATTGCTGACAGCTTCAACATCTTTTCCAGTTGCAGCGCTGATATCGAGCGCTAAAGTCAAAGCGCCCGATGCTTTAGATAAATC